CTAAGCAACATGCGAAATCTTGGCGCGAATGAAGGGCACGAACGTGATGATGCCCGGAGAATTAGCGCTGTTATCCAGGGTCAGGTGCAAGGCCTGGCCCGCCCCGATGCGAATCGGGAAGGGCAACATTGCACGCAGCTGAATGGACACAGGACCAGTTTCCGCCGCAGCTAACTGCGCCGCGAATGCATGGCAAACGAGGTGCAGGAAGTCTTGATCACCGGCGTCTCCGGCATCAGTGGGTTCACGGAGCTCCCACTGAGCGGTCTTCGTCGAGAAGTTCGAGACGTAAAGACCAACACCCACAGTATAGAGGCCGGCCGCACTGACCGACGTAATGTCGATCGTAGCATCCAGACCGACGATATCACACTGCCCAATTGATGGGGGAGCGTTGTTCGCGGTCACCGCCTCAGGAATAACAACCGGCTGGAACGTGACTGTTGTGGCCGCCGCTAACGTCTGTGCGGGACCACCCCAATTAACACTCGCCTGCTCAGCTCCTGCGTCGTCCGTTCCGGACGCCGTGACAAGCCAGGCGGGTGCCCCACGCGAACCACCAGCCGAACGTCCAGCCCTACCACGTCTTTTCGACATAACTTAAATCCTCGTAAAGCGAGCCTTCCTCGTAGTAAAATCGTTGACATTACCGCCAAGCGATCCGCCGGGAGACGAAGAAGAGCTCATAAAACCCCCAGCGCTGGAAGCAGCATCACCCCAGAAGCCTCCGGACGAGGAGGGATCACCGTCATCGACCCCTTTCGTCACGTTGCCTACATCGTCAACAGGACCTTGATAATCGATCCGAACGTCACCATTCATGGAAATCTCCTTTCAGAAGATATAAGGTCAGCACGCCCGGGGTGAATCAGCTCCAGTGCTGTCCCGGACCCGGGGACTCGATTCCTAACCGCCCAGTCGAGAAGACCAGTGGTATGCGATCGGAACGGTAATCCCGGCCACGCTTGCTGGCCCCCAGCCTGAGCACGATATTGAAGACCTCTCGAGTAGCCCGGAACGCCGACCACGTACGGAGTGATCGACACGGCCCAAGGAAGGGGATAAGTAAAACCCCCACCAAGAGGGACCAAACCGAGGAACGGCCCCACCACAACTGTCTCGATGGTGGCCAGTAAGACAAATCCGGCCAGAACAAGAAGTCCCAGCACGATCTGCCAAGCAATAACAAATTGCACCCGAAGTCCTCCTATGGAATGAATAGAACGCAGTAAGAGAAATCAGCGTCTCACGACGCGGATAAGGATGGGCTTAGATTGTTTCGCCCATGATCTCACAGAGAGTCCTGATAACAGACGACTTCTTGAGGCCTAGGACTGAGAGCTTGCCTCGGTCCCCGTCCCCAACGGATAGGATGGAGTTGGCAACTTCAACCTCCTTATCACCGCGGAGTATTGCATCCACAGCGTCCAGGATAGTGAATCCAGTATTCTCCAACAGCCACAGACAAAGCTGCTCGAACCTGGGATGATTCGCGCATTGCTCCAACTGTTGCAACCATCGGTACGTGTTGTAGTGTCCTTTCCAGACATGCTTCGGTAATCGACGTTCATGGCCGGTCATGCCAATAAACGCCCTCATCACCGGACGAACTCCGACCGAAATCCCGTCGACTCTGTACTTGAGATGGTGCTCATTCTGGAGAAATCGCACCTGCTCTTTCGAGACGAGATTCTTAGCCGGATCCATCTTAATGACCATCCCCAACTCATCGAGTAATATCTGGCTCAAGCTCGCGATGGAAGAGACCCCTCGAAAGGTGTACACTCCATCATCGCCCATCAGGAGCGCTCTCAGAACTTGACCACCATCACGGTGGGCGGCGTAATTAAACACCCAGAAATTCGCCAGACTGTCGACCTGGTTCGTGAAAACCGAACCAGAGGGAACCCCACCTGTGCGTTCCGATCCATCCCGGTAACTACCATCAGGCAAGAACATCCCCGAACGCATGAACGCCTCCTCAACGAAGCGCCAATGCTGCTCAGACTCCTTAACAAACCAGGACCGCATGATGGCGAAAACTCGCGTAAGCACATCAAACGGGACTGATGCATCAAAATTTGTGAAATCCACACTAAGGATCTCTCCTGGCGCGCTCTCAATAATCTGCGAGACGACTTTGTCAACGCGAGATTGGCCTTTCAGTGCACAGAATGTATCCATGTCACGGAACACACTGTGCAGCGTCACCTGGAATTGCTTTTCCAAGTTAGCCACCGTTCTGCAGTACATTGATAGCGCCCGGCACTTGGACCATTGGTTCAGCCCTGCAGCCTGTGACCTAGTCGTCCCTACGCTAGGGTAGTTTGATGCTGCTGACAGGGGGAAGCCGGCTTCCATTATGCGATATGATTCTTCATAATGGAGCTGCACGTCTTCTTGGTTAGTGCTACACTTCGGGAATCCGAGGTTGGTGTCAGTCTGAAACAAGCATACAGCATCATCCAACGGAATTGGTTTCAGCCGGGCCCGTTTCTTACTCCACAACTCTGCTACCTTCTGATCAGCGTACGCGGCGGAAGACGCGTTGACCTTCGTTACGCGAGCTTCGAAATATCTCTCAAACTTCTCCATCAGACTCGCCCCACCGTCCGGTCTACGAACCGAAGCTGGAAGCCGCCTGGAGGATGATCCGAGATTCTTCCTCTGCAAAATCTCCGCCTCACGATGATACGATTCTAATCCGTCAAGGCCACAAGCCTGCCACAGTTTGTCAGCTAGTTGATCTCGGACCTTGTCCTTATCAACCGCTGAGTTCCCCACTAATGGGGTAACGTGATCCCAGAACTCTCCACGATACACGTTCGCGACGAAGAGGGCCACAGCTGCAACCCACTCCCCAATCGCCCAGAAGCGATCACTCATCGCTCCTCCTTTAATTAACCACATTCCTACTACCAGAAAGATACCCTTTCCG